AAGTATAGGTAGTACCACATGAGTGTCCACGATAAGATCCCCTATAGTGAAGTGATAGCCAAGAAGGTTAGAGAAGGTATTCGTAGTGGAGTATCTGTTAAGGATATTCTTAGTAGTATCCAGAAGTATCAGAATGCCCCCTCAAGTACAGCTACCTTCTATAAACTATATGGTGAGGACATAGCTGAAGAGAAGGCTTCTATTGTAGGTGCTGTAGGTTCTGTCGTTGTACAGCAAGCATTAGAGGGTGACTTCAAGTCTCAGGAACTCTTTCTTCGTAGTAAGGGTGGTTGGTCGCCTACATCTACAGTTAATGAAGTAGATCAGGTAGAAGACCCCGATGTAGATGAGTCAGCTATTGACTCCCTGATGAACCTATTAGGTAAGACCCGTAACGATGATAACAGAGAAGCGTAGCTTCGACACTCTTCGAGTTACAGCGCAAGTACTTAGAGACTTACCAGATTCTGATGTAGCTGCACTATTACAAGAACTAGGCCCCAAGAAGACAGAAGAGTTACAACACAACTGGGAATTTTGGGCTAGGCCTGAACAGTTAGAGCCAGAGGGTATATGGAATGTTTGGGTTGCACTTGCTGGTCGTGGCTGGGGTAAGACCCGTGCAGGTTCAGAGTGGGTCAGACACAGGATCAAGAAGGGCGATAAGATCGTTCATTGTGTCGCACCTACTAAAGGTGATGTTCGCAGGGTTATGGTTGAGGGTGACTCAGGTCTACTCAATGTCTGTTGGAAGGGTGATAAGACATATAGGGGAAAGCATATTGGATTTCCTACTTGGTCGCCTACCAACAATACTCTGACATGGGAGAATGGCTCTAAGGCTGTATTCTTCTCCGCTGAAGACCCAGAGAGATTACGTGGGCCACAAGCCTACTCAGCATGGACAGACGAACTCTGTGCATGGAGAAATGCCCAAGAAACTTGGGATATGCTACAGTTTGGTTTACGTTTAGGTAAGCGTCCTCAAGTATTCGTAACAACGACACCTAAGACAACCAAACTGATACGCACAATACTAGACGATGATAAGACTACCATTAGCAAAGGGAGTACCTATGATAATGCAGCCAATCTAGCAGATACCTTCTTAGACGCAGTAAAGAAGACTTATGAGGGAACAAGGTTAGGTAGACAAGAATTATATGCAGAAATACTTGATGAAGCATCTGGCGCATTATGGAATAGGCAACAACTTGCTAAGTGTGAGGTAGACAAGGATGACGTACCATCTCTTAATAGGGTGGTTATTTCTATTGATCCGGCTATTACGTCAAATGCAGAAAGTGACATGACTGGTATTGTAGTTGCTGGTGTAGATGTCAACGGAATAGCTTACGTCTTAGAAGATCACACAGGTAGATATACTCCTCAACAGTGGGCATCCAAAGCTGTAGAACTCTATAGAGAACACATGGCTGATAGGATTGTAGCTGAAAGAAACCAAGGTGGCGATATGGTTCGTCACACATTACACACAGAAGATGAAACTGTCCCAGTAAAGCTCGTACATGCATCCAGAGGGAAGATGGCAAGGGCTGAACCAGTATCCGCACTATATGAACAGGATAAGGTTAGACACGTAAGAGGGCTTAATGATTTAGAAGATCAGATGGTACAGTGGGAACCTCTAGGGTCCATAGGCTCACCAGACCGTCTTGATGCTTTAGTTTGGGCTATAACGGACCTCTCATTGAATGGCTACGCAAAACCTACGCTGAAACTAGCGTACAGTAGCGCCAAAGGATTACGGTAATGGTTAAGAAGCTCTCAGAGACAGAGGCCAAGAAGGTATTAGGTGTAGCAGGTGATAACACCTATAATGGTCAGATACGGGCTGATGAGTTTCTACCTGAGTTGCGTGGCAAGAAGGCTATACGCAAGTACCGTGAGATGAGAGATAACGACAGTACTATCGGTGCTGTCATGTATGCTACTGAACAAGTCCTTCGTGATGTTGATTTAAAGGTGATGCCAGCCAATGATAGTGCAGAAGCTAAAGAAGAAGCTGAGTTCGTTAAGTCTGTACTTGATGATATGGACCATACCCTTGATGACCATATTGCTGAGTCCTTATCGAATTTGTCGTATGGCTTTGCTTGGTTTGAGGTCATCTATAAAAGACGTACTGGCCCTACTGAAAGAAGTGATAAGAAGCGTTCTAAGTACACTGATGGCCGTATGGGTGTACGGAAGATTGCTATTCGTGCGCCTTGGACAATCTCTAGGTTTGATGTAGATCAGCAGACTGGTGATGTCAAAGGTATTTATCAGGATGGGTCGGGCTATAACAACTCTAATTATATACCTACTCGCAAAAGTCTGTACTACCGCACGACAACGATTAATGGTGATCCTGCTGGGCGCTCTATACTTCGCAATGCTTATACTTCTTATGAATATGTCAATAACCTACAGTCTATTGAGGCTATAGCAGTTGAGAGGGAACTTGCTGGTATCCCTGTTGCTCGTATTCCTGCTGAGTACTTGTCAGGGGATGCAACAGCCGCACAATCTGGATTTGTCAATAACCTGCAATCTATTCTCAGGGATGTCAAGTTCAATGAGCAAGGATACATTATTCTGCCTTCCGACACCTATCCCGATAAAGACGGAGCGCCTACCAATCAGAAGCTGGTAGATGTTGAGCTTATGTCTTCTAGTGGTAGTCGTAATATTGACATTGATCCTATTGTAAGACGTTATCAGCATGATATTGCTCGTAGTGTCCTTTCTGAGTTTCTTATGCTTGGTGGTGGTAATACTGGCTCTTATGCCCTCTCCAAGAGTAAGACAGACCTGTTCCTTCGTGCATTAGAGAGTTATATCCAAGCTATTGTAGATGTCCTCAATAAACAGCTTGTCGAGCGCCTCTGGGAGTTGAACGGTCTGAACTATGATATGATGCCAACTATTGTAGCTGGTGATGTAGCTCCACACGACTTACGTGAGATTGCAGCATTCCTACGGAACCTGAATGGCGCAGACATCAACGTAAGTGATCATCCAGAGGTTATCCAAGACTTGATGGATATAGCTGAACTAAGATATGATGCAGACGCTGCACCTGTAACACAAGAGGAGCCAGAAGATGCCCAGTCTTAATAACAGGGTTTTTGACAATGGGCTATCTGTACTTGATACTGAAGCCTCTCGTATAGACCTAACCTCTCAGGAAGCTACAACATATGCTGGAGCTACCTCTACTTATACTTTAGGTAACTCTACGTCACTTTCCATTGCTGCCCCTTCTGACAGATCAGGTGGCGGTCGTGAGGTTGTAGTTGCAGCTATCTCAGATGGCTCGGTGACAGGTAACGGTACAGCTACTCATTATGCTATTGTAGACGTATCCAATACTAGACTGTTAGCTACAGGGTCTTTGACAGCTAGTCAGGTTGTAGCATCAGGTAACACATTCTCTCTAGGGTCATTTACTATCGGTATCCCTGATCCTGCATAATAGAGGTCATGTATAATGACAAGCAGGATACTACAGGAAAATACTGACCTACTACTCACTCAGTCAAGTGACCCATTAATTAATGACAACTTTATTGGTGCGAATGGATTTAGTACAGCTAATCCCCAGATAGCATCAACAGCAATAGCTCAGATACATGCCTTAACTTCTGTAGCTATAGTCACTCAAAGTCCTGTAGTTTCATCTACAGCTATAGCTCAAGAACACAGCTTAACAGCACTAGGGTTTGTCACAGGTTCTCCTGTAGCCAACCAGAGTACACTAACTCAAGAACACGACTTATCAGCTTTAGGATTTATAACCGGCAATCCTGTAGCCAACCAAGCGGCACTAACTCAAGACCACGGCCTAACAGCATCAGGGTTTAGCACAGGTTCTCCTGTAGTCTCAGATGCTACAACGACAGAAGATGAGAGTTTTGCTACCTCACCTGTCGTTACAGGTACACCAGAAGTAAACTCTACTGCAATAAGCCAAAACTACTCTCTAGTAACCGATGGCATACTTACTGGAAGACCTGACGTAGAAGATGCAACAGATCCTAACACACTCTTTGAACAGGTAGAACAGAAAATGCTTGGCGGTTGGCCCAAACGTATATACGAACATACAGATCTGGCAATCTCCAAGGGTCATACCAAAGGTCACAGAACCCTGTATAAGTTTGGGTACAACCCAGATGTAAATGGTGATGAAGAGACTGTCTGGTCACAAGGTGGTGATTTCCCATACCCTACAAGTGCCGTTACAATGTTTGCCAGCAGCACAAGTGCAAATGATGCTAATGGTGGTACAGGTGCTAACAGTATTCTTATCCAAGGTTTAGATGAGAACTACGATGAGGTAGAAGAGACAGTTCTTCTTAACGGTCAGACACAAGTAGCTACTCAAAATTCATACCTAAGAATATATAGAGCTTTTGTTACTCTCTGTGGAACGGGTGGTACTTCTGGTGGTATAATCTATGTAGGTTCTTCTGGTGCTACTGGTGGTGTACCAAACACTACGATTTATGCTAACTTACATCTTGGTAATCAGACACAGATAGCTGCATACACAGTACCTGCTGGTTACACATTATACGTTGATGATATTAACTTTACCGCTGGCTTATCTCAAGCAAATAAAACTGCAACTTGTACTTTTAGAAGCAGAGATCATGGAACTAATGTCTTCCGTACAAGACTTATTAGTGTCTTGCAGAGCAACCAGTTAATTACAAAGTTTGAGTACCCTCAAGAGTTCTACGAGAAGACTGACTTAGAATGCAGGGTTTCAACTAACACAACTAATAACGCAATAGGGGCTTCCTTCCAAGGCGTCCTAGTCAAGAATACAACTTAAGGTTATAAGATGCCAAAGACAGCCCTCAAAAACAAGATGGAAGCTCATAACAAGAAGTCTAAGCATAAGGTAACTATGCGTATGCTTGAGGCAGTCTATGATAGAGGTGTAGGTGCCTACCGTACAAACCCTCAGTCAGTACGCCCTAATGTGACTGGCCCTGAGCAGTGGGCTATGGCTAGAGTTAATAGTTTCCTTAAGATTGTCACGGGTGCTAAGAAAGCCAATCACGACAAAGACCTACTACCATCAGGACACCCATCTAGCAGCAAGAAGTCAGTAACCAAAGCTAAACTAGCTAATGACGTATTCTCTACTGAGATGGAAGCCAGAGCTAGAAGTATGGACATGGGTTGTGAAGGTAAGATCCACGTACATGAGGATGGCATGGGACAGGCTGTATACATGCCCTGTGGTAGTCATGAAGAGTACCTAGCTTACTATTCCCGTGATGAGGTAGCTGAAGATCCTGAAGAGCCATCAGTGAACCGCTTAGACGCTCTCAGAGCTATCGTACAGGAAGTGATGAAGGAAGAGTTCACTAAG